CCGAGTTCTCGATGCGCCGCCATGCTACGCGACCGACCACGGTCACCCCGCTGGTGCTCGACAAGCTCAAGGCCTGCGGGCTGTCACAGCGACCCTACCGGATCCACCGCAATTCGCTGTGGGACGTGCTCTCGGATGCGCCGTGCTCGACGGAGTTCTCGAACACCCGTTTCCTGACACCGATCCTCGCGCAGACCGGCTGGGCACTGTTCATCGACTGCGACATGCTGTTCCTGGGCGACGTGGCGCGGCTCTTCGCGCTCGCCGACCCGCAGTACGCGGTCATGTGCGTCAAGCACGAACACGCCGGGGATGAGGGCGTGAAGATGGACGGCTGCGAGCAGACCCGCTACCGGCGCAAGAACTGGTCGAGCGTGATGCTGTTCAACTGCGATCACCCGTCGAACCGCAGCCTGACGCTGCGCATGGTCAACGACGTCCCGGGCCGCGACCTGCACCAGTTCTGCTGGCTCGCAGACGCCGAGATCGGCGAGCTGCCGAACACCTGGAACTGGCTGGTCGGCGTCCAGCCGCGGCCGCCCGGCGTCCAGCTCGCGCACTACACGCTCGGGATGCCGTTCATGGCCGGCTACGAGCGGGCCGAGCACTCGGACCTGTGGTGGGCCGAGCAGCACCTGATGAAGGAGCGCGCCGCGTGATATTCACCGACCTGACCGAAGCCAAGGAGCATTGCCGGGTCGAGATCGACACCGACGACGTGCTGATCGAGGCGTACATCGAGGCGGCGGAGGCGCACGTCCTCAACTTCCTGAACCTGACCGAAGAGGGCTTGCTCGGCAGCCCGAACGATCGTCCGGCGCCGATTCGCATCGCCGTGCTGATGATCGTCGCCGACCTCTACGAGAATCGCGAGGCGCAGGTCGATTTCGAGATCAAGCCGAACCCGGCCGTCGAGCGGCTGCTGTTCCCGTACCGGGCCTGCCTCGGCGTATGAAGCGCGAGCCCTGCAAGCCCTGCGCGGCCGCCCGCAAGGTGATGCCCGGGCCGGTGCGCCGTCGCCTCGAGGACCTCGAGCGGCGCATGGCCGAGGAAAAGCTGCGCCAGGAGGCCGACCGTGCGCGCAGGCAGGCTTAGGCACCGCATCACACTGCAGCGTCGGGTCGAGACCCAGCAGGCGACGGGCGAGGTCACCTGGTCGTGGGCGGATGTGGCCGAAGTGTGGGCCAGCGTCGAGCCGATCGCCGGCCGCGAGTACTTCGCCGCCGCGCAGGTGTCCTCCGAGGTCAATACCCGGATCCGCCTGCGCTACCGGCCGGGCCTGAACGAGAAGCTGCGCGTCGTGTTCGTCTCCGAGCCGGGCTCACCCGGCCTGGTGCACGTCTACGACGTGCTGTCGGTCATCAACTGGCAGGAACGCGACCGCGAAGTGCACCTGATGTGCAGGCAGCGCGGCGCCGAAGGGTTTGCCTACGATGGCTCTTGAAGGCACCCGCGAGCTGTCGAAGCAGCTGGCCGAGCTCGGCAAGGCCACTTCGGGTCGCGTGCTGAAGGCCGCCGTCATGGAGGCCATGCTGCCGACCTACCGCCAGGCGCTCGCCACCGTGCCGATCGGCAGCAAGGCGCACAAGACCTACAAGGGCCGCACCGTCGAGCCCGGCTTCGCGCAGCAGAGCCTGCGGCTCAAGACGTGGGTCGGCAAGGACAAGACCGTTGCGACCGCGATGGTCGGTGTGGCGCCCGAGGCCTACTACGCGCTGCAATTCATCGAGCTCGGCACCTCGAAGTATCCGGCCACGCCCTGGCTGACACCCGCGTTCGAGTCGAACAAGGACGCTGCCGTGCAGAAGATCGCCTCTGAAATGCGCACCCGGATCGAGCGGATCGCCCGCCGCCGGGCCGCTGCGGCAGCCCGGGCATGATCCAGGAAGCGCTCTACGCCCACCTCGCGGCCGATGCGTCGGTCGCGGCACTGGCGGGCACGCGGATCTATCCGTTGATGATCCCGCAGCACGTCTACAACGAGGCCTCGAAGCTCGCCTGCGTCGTCTACCAGCGCACCGGCATGGATCTGCCGATCAACACCTGCGGCGCCGAGGCGCTCGCCGGGACCTCGATGCGCATCGACGCCTACGCGCGCAGCTACGGGGTCGCGGCCCAGCTCGCCGCCGCCGTGCGCGACGCCCTGGTCAATTTCACCGGCCCGATGGGCACGGTGCACGTTTCGAGGGTCAACCTCGAGTCCGAGCTCGACCTGCTGGATATCGAGCCGGGCCTCTACCGGGTCTCACAGACCTATTCCATCTGGCATGAAATCTGAGGTGCAGTCCGATGCCTACTGAAGCGTTTGTTGGCGAGTGGTTCGTCTATCGGGGCAACGGTGCCTCGCCCGAGGTCTTCTCGAAGATCTGCAACGTCACCGACCTGGGTGGCCTGGGTGCGCAGAACGCCCTGGTCCGCGCCACGAACACCTGCTCGAACGGGTCCGAGGAATACATCCCCGGCCTCTCCGACGGCCAGGAGTTCACGGTCACCACGAACTACCACATGAGCGATGAGATCCGCGAAGCGATGCTCGACGACGTGGACAACAAGGTGACGCGCAACTTCCAGGTGCGCTTCGAGAACGGCAGCCCGACCGAGACGTATGCCTTCGCGGCCGCCTGCCTCGGCTGGGAGCTGCAGCCCTCGCTCAGTGACGCGAATCGGCTGGTGTTCACGTTCAAGATCAGCGGCGCGATCACGCACCCGTGAGCCTCTTCCCGCTGACGCGCAAGAGCGTCGAGATCCGCGGGCAGCAGGTCACGTTGCGCGAGTGGACACCGGCGGAGCGTAACCGCTTCAGCGAGATGCGCCGGGACAGCCCGGAGCAGGCCGTCTACTTCATGGTGGCGACCTGCCTCGCGGAACCGGCGGCCACGGCGGAGGAGATCTCCGCCTGGCCGGCGGCGGTGCTCGACGTGGCCGTGACCGAGATCATGGCGCTGAACGGGATTGCCGAGGGCGACTCAAAAAACGACTGACCCCGGAGCGAAGGTTTCTGCACCGCCTCGCTCTGGGGCTCGGCCGCACGGTCGGCGAGCTCGAGCACGGGATCTCTGCCCGCGAGCTCGACGACTGGGTCGCGTTCTGGCACGTCGAGCCGTGGGGCTCGTTCCGCGACAACATCCACTCGGGGCTGATCGCCTCGGTGATCGCCAACGTCAACCGCAAGTCGGGCAGCCGGGCGTTCAGCTACGCCGATTTCATGCTCTCCGAGCGTGATCCGGCCGCCGACAAGGCCAAGGCCGCCAACATCGTGAACTTCTTCCGCAGAGCCGCGAAGCCCAAGGACAAGAAGCCGTGACCGATCTCGCCCGCCTGGTCGTCAAACTCACGGCACAGACCGCCGAGTACGAAAAGAAGCTCGACCAGGCGAACTCGAAGCTGTCGCGGTTCCAGAAGAACACCGACAACCAGCTCAAGCAGATCACGCGCTCGTTCGGCAGCTTCAACCGGGCGCTGGGTGCGATCGGCGTCGGTGTCTCGTTCGTGGCGATCACCCGTGGCCTCGCGGGTGCTGCGCAGAAGGCGATCGAGTACGGCGATTCGATCAACAAGGCCGCCATTCGCACCGGTGTTGGCGCGCAGGCCTTCAGCGAGCTCGCGTTCGCCGCCAAGCAGAACGACATCGAGCTCGACTCGCTCACCACGTCGTTCTCGAAGCTGCAGAAGACCATCAGCGAGGCCGGCAGCGGCTCCAAAACCGCGCTCGCCGCCTTTACCGCGCTCGGCATCGAGTTCAAGAGCTTCCGTGCGCTGGCACCCGACAAGCAGTTCGAGCTGATCGCCGAGCAGATCAGCCGCGTCCGTGACCCGGCCGACAAGGCTCGCGCGGCGATCGAGCTGTTCGGCCGCTCCGGCGCCGAGCTCCTGCCGCTGTTCGAGCAGGGCGCGGAGGGCATTCGCAAGGCCCGCGAAGAGGCGGTGCGGCTCGGTGCGTCACTGACCGACGAGCAGGTCAAGGCGCTCGCCGAGGCCGACGACGCGATCAAGCGCCTCGGGCAGTCCTGGGACGGCTTCGCGCGCCTGCTCACCGCCAACGTCGCGCCGAGCCTGTCCATCGTCTTCGACACGCTGTCGAACGGCCTCGCCCAGAGCGAGCGCAAGACCATCACGTTCACCCAGGCATGGGAAGCGCTCGGCAAGGCGGTCGACAAGAACGGCTTTTTCACCTCGCCGGTCGACGTGCTGCGCGAGATACAGGCCGGCGAGGCCAGTCGGCGCAGCTCGAGCGGCCTGCCGCCGGGCGGGCGCAACCGCCGCGCGACGCCGATCGACTACACGCCGCCGGTTGATCCGGCGAAGCGTGCGCGCACCGCTCGCTCCGGCATCTCCGCCGCCGAGCGCGAGGCCGCCGAAGCCCTCGAGGCGCAGGCCAAGGCCTACGAGAGCATCTACGACGCCGGCATCCAGGCGATCGAGGGCCTGCGCACGCCGGTCGAGGCGCAGATCGCGCAGTACCAGGAACAGAAGTACGCGCTCGAGCAGCTCGCCGCGACCTACCCGAACCTGGCCGACCAGGCAGCCGCCGCACTCGCCCGCCTCGAGATGGAAGGCCTAGAGCCGATCACCATCACGGCCGAGAAGATCTTCCCGGAGAAGGAGCAGGAGCAGCTCAGCGTCTTTTTCGAGGAAGCGAGCCGCAGCGTCCAGGGGATTCTCGCCGACTTCATT